ATACCCTTGACCAGACTCACGCATTGATACTGCCCCAACCAAATGAGCATCCTCATTGTAAGGCGCCCATCCAGCTTGACCCTGCATCTTGCTTGTTAGAGTTGGGGATGGATCTCTAAAGGCAATTGCTTGCGGGTGCGCAACCGCAACACATTGCGGCTGTCCTCCTCCAGTTGGAGATTGTTTGGTAAGAGTTAATGCCTGATCCTTGTTGAATTTTGGTGTCTGTTCAGTAGTAAAGGCAATCGCCTCCTGCACCAACGGCACATTCCCACCACCAGTTCCATATCGTGATACGCAAGACGGAGCAACATCGAGAGGTCCAGTAACTCGAGAATCATTGGGGTGATTCTCATATAGGACTGCGTGTTTGTCGCCTTTGGGCAGAGTAGGGCAGGGGTCACCTGGCTTACCAATACCCAGCCCATTACCCTTGCCATCTTGCTTGTCACCACGCTTGCCAGCATTTCGGGTGGCTTGGTCGTGGATAGGAATAGCAACGGCGTGAGGTCCTCGGGCTACTAATGAATCCATTGTTTCGCTATGGGCGATATGGGGTTTGTATTGTGCGTTCTGTCCTTGGTTGAATGCTGCCCGATCAATGATTACTGGAGATGCGACTAGATCAGTAGCATCCTTGTAATCCCTAGCCTTCATTGCTGATGCGGTTCCATCGTTGGAATATTCGCCAAACGCTTGCATCCTGAACGCGTCTATTTTGTAACTGCCTCCAACGCCTGCTTCAACATTGGTGGCAACTCCTTGCCTCGCTTCTCGGCTCGGCGGATTATCCCTGCGCACGCTTTCGGACTCAAATAAAACCTTTGCGGCAAGGTTCCCTTTTCCAAGATGTGCGACAACGAACACACGTCGGCGTCTCTGGGCCACTCCGAACCATTGAGCGTCCAGCACTCGGTACGCCCACCCATACCCCAACTCCCCCAACGCTCCGAGGAAGGAACCAAAATCTTTTCCTCCGTTAGATGACAAGACACCAGGGACATTTTCCCAGACAAGCCATCGAGGTTTGAGACGTTCAGCGATTGCAAGGTATGTAAGCATAAGGTTTCCCCTTGGGTCTTTGAGTCCTTGACGCAATCCTGCGACGCTGAAGGACTGGCATGGCGTTCCTCCGACCAGAATGTCAATTGATCCGCTTTGTATTTCCCATTGTTCATATTTACTCATGTCTCCTAAGTTTGGTACTTCCGGCCAATGATGCTTCAACACCGCTGACGGAAATGGTTCTATTTCTGAAAACGCTACTGGCCTCCATCCGATAGGTTCCCAAGCTTTGGAAGCTGCTTCAATGCCAGAACATACGGATAGGTATTTCATTGTTCTTCAACAATCTCCTTACAAATCAAAGCCGCCGCATCCACCATCGTAATTATCTGGATCATGTCGATAGCGTGTCCATGAGAAGCGCGATCCCTCTCCACAACCAGTTTTTCTCTGGCAGAGAGAAGGATGTCGCGCCCCCACTTGAGTCTAGCTTTAGACTCTGTATCCATCACATTCCAGACTTGGCTTTGAACTTACGAGGCGACTTATTACTCTTCCCAGCAGCAGAGAGTGCTATCGCAATCATCTGCTGACGCGAACGAGGAACTCCTCCTGCGCCACGCTCTTTGCCCTTCTTCTTGTTGTCCATCGCCAATTCATGCATGTTTTTTGATACGTCTTTGCCTAGCATGGTTTTAGTTTCCTTTCTGTTTATGGTTTACCGACGAAGATGTTTGGGAATGTTTCCGACAAATACGACGCATATTGGCGACCATCCTGGCCGACATAATAAACTGCGCTTGTATCTGGAGAGTCATCAATGCAAGCGAACCAGTCACCAGGAGCCACAACGCATCCATCAACTTGAATGTATTGTTTTTCGTTAATTGTCATAGTGTGGCATGGGTGGCTTATTTGGCTTTATGCAGAATGATGGATTCTCACATCGCCTACAATCTTTAATGTCAAAATCCAAAATGTCTCCACAATTTAACATGACAGTGAATATCTTGTTATGATCCATTCCGTAATCAGTAACCAAGAATGCAAGCCCCTCACCTTTAGGTGTCATCATCCATAGTTCAGGATTGAGTTGGATCATCGCCATGCTGGTCCTGTAAACCAAGCCACCAACACCCAGCGAGTACCCCAGATAGGAGCACGAGCGCGATGTTCTAGGTAAGATGGGAACCAGCATCCAGCCCCTTGCTCGCGTATGAACCTAGCATTCTCAATGTCAGCCTTAACCTGTAACCCACCACCAATGTATTCGTGTGGTGCGGATAGATTGACTACGGCTGTAAGTTTTCGATCAGATCCTGTATAGGTATCGAAGTGCCACTTAAACCTCTGGAACGGACGATAGCGAAGAACCTGCAACTGTTGGATGCCCTGGATGTCGAATCGCCATTGCTCGGCATTGATGCTTTCCGTAATCTCTCGCATCACATTGTAGATCCACTTGTGATGTTGGCTGAATGGTATCCAGCACGATGAGCAGGTTCGGGTACGAGATACTTTCTGCGTTACTCCATCCTTGGCCAATACCGGAGCACGCTTCATCCCGATTACTTGAGCGTCTTGGCGAATCATCTCGCACTGGCTAGGAGTTAGCACATAGCGATCTACTGATGCGGTTAATACTTTCTGCTTGAATGTCTCAATCATAGTATGTTGTCCTTCAAAAAATCAATCAGCTTGCAGACGATAAATACTCCAGCCAAAACAATTGAGGCAAGAACGCAGAACATAAATGTCAGCCAAGTTAGAATCCAAATCATGTCACCAATTGTTTCAAGCAATTGCATAATCATTGTCCTCCAATTTGCGTAGCAGCGTTCGATTGTCGATCCTTATTCCACTGGCTCTGCACCACCAGGCAACTGTTCCGTTCTTAAAATCTTTAAGTAAATTCTGCACCTCGTGCATATTCTTATATTCAAGAGCATCGTTAAGAGGCACGCCGTGATGATCTCGCACAATCTTCATGCCATCCACCATCCCTCGCTTACGCAACATCCGCAGATCACGGATCGCTTGCAACGCAACCTCGCCAGCCAACTGTTGCAATCTTTCATCGTAGTCTCCCTTGGTTAAATGCGTTGATCTCATTTGCGTTTGCGTTGTGCCTTATGCCATTTCGCATAATCGTTCCATTCCTGACAAGCTAAATCTGCTTCCTCTCGTGAATTAAATAAATCAGTAAGTGGCGGGAATCCTTTTGGCGGCCTCGATCCCCACAGTCTTGGACCAATCACGTTTCCAGCCATCGTGTGCAGGCGGAACTTTCCGCACTCCTCGACGACCTTTATCTCGGTCATCGCCCAAGCTCGACAAGCTTTGCGTCATCAGCTTTGATCTGGTTAGCTAACTTAACCATATCACCGGACTGACCAGCATAATGAATAATCATTGCGTCCTTGTATCGGTCTAGGCCGTAGTGTGCCTCAACGCTTGTCATGCAGTTATAGGCTGGGTCCATTCCAGATAGCGGTATATCCCAAAAGTGTGCTTGTATATTCGCCCAGGTCTGCATCCCAAAGTGGTTTGGAACAACTCCAATCGGAGGAAGCGATAATAAGCCAAGATGCTTTCTTGTCATCGCAAACACTCCGAAATTGAAGTAATAGCTTGGCGTAATCAGCCCGCCAAACTCTGCTGCCAGCCTTTTCATCCCTTCCTTGCGATCCAAGAAATCGCCTTCGTCAAACGCAATAAACCCCCCATTTCCTTCCTCGGCCACGTTGGCAAAGTCATCGCAATCCTTGGTAACTAGGCAATCGCAATCGATATAGATTACTTGATCGTACTTCTTTGTTACCAAGATGTGAGCAATCATTGACTTGTTGTAATCCATCGGGTCCATTACAGATCGATTCATCACGATGAAATCCATCTTGTTCCGCTTGGAAAAAGCATCGATGCGAGGATGGGTTAGTTCAAGGATCTTCTCCCACTCCGTCCCGAATGCCATCGTGACTACTGCACGCTTCATTCTTGTGGATATTTATTGTTACCGCTGTTATCGCAGAACTTTTGAAAGCTTTCCGTATTATCATCTTCGCTTGACGACTTATCTCCATAATTGGAATAAAGCCAAGGACGAGGTTTGCTGAAAAACTCATCCCAATCTTTGTCTATTTCTTCTTGGTTCATAATCTTGGTACTTCCTTTTTTATTTGAGCTAACACGAACAGCGACCTTACCAACGCGCGCTCCAAGTGGTCAATACTTGTTTCTCCGTTTACGTCCGGACACGGCGTTGATTTATGCAACTGCATCTGCGCTGTTGCTAGGTGGCGGATCGCTCTGGCAATATGGTAATCGTGCGTAGGCCGATCCTTCTCCAGCCAGTCTCCGTAGCCTGACTTATCCGATCCCTTACCCATGACTCGCCACACAATCTCCTGTGCAGCGTTGCCCATCTCTTGGATTGTTGGTGCGGTCATAACTTCATGCCTGGAGGCGTGTAGTTCTTTACCCAAGCCCAAACCTTTTGCATGGCGCAGAAGGCAATACCGGCTTGGTATAACTCGTCTTCGTCCCACACCTTCGTTGTCAGCTTGGTAGAATCATTCGACGCTAGGACCACCGACACGCAGGCACATTTGGGATTCTCGCTTGCGGCTCGATATGCCCAAAGCTGGGCGCAATCTGTATCGTAGAAAGGATCGTATTTGGGATTAACCTTACGATTCTTTAGGTCGATGATAGCGTCACCAATACCGCGTAGCTTGACGTAGGCATCACACCTTCCCGCATAGCCTGCGCCGACAAGACCCTTTTCGCACCAGTAGGTTTTCTCGACATTCTTTTCTGCCCACTCGCTGAATGTTTTGATGTACGGAGCAAGTGTTTCATCTGTGGATACAACTCTTCCAAGGAGGATGTTCTCCATACATTCATGCATCCTCGTTCCGTGTTCTGCTGCCTTGGTTGTAGACTCTCTGGAGTCCTTGACGATCCTTTTTGCATAAGCTTCGAGCGTTTCATCTTCCTCCTTCGGAAGCGTGAGCGATGACATAATGGCCTGCTCAATCTTCCACGCCGTTAATTGTGGCTTATCCATAATGCCAAGCACGCTGGTTACGGATGGGTACAATCCCATCTGGCGTGCATCGGCTACGGTTGTGTTTCTTTCTTTACCATTCTTGCCTATCACAACGTGGGCTGAATCGCCTTCGGATGTGTACCAATGTCCCGCCTGGTCAGTAGCGACCAAGCGGGAATTGGTAGGCTCTTTGGATGTGATTGTAAGAGCCACTTGGATTAGAACGGCATTGCGTTACCGTTTTCGTCAAGCTCGACTTTGGTAGTCGTAGACTTTCCGGCAGCAGTCGCAAACTCCTTTGAACCACGGATCTTCTCCTGCAACCAGTCCGGCATATCGTTGAACTGACCACCCTCACCCTGCTCGATCTCATAATAGAGTTGTTCGTTAGCAGTCTTGGCTGGAGCAGTCATGCCTTTGGGTAGCTTGGAAGCACCTGCGATGGCACAGTATTGCCGACCCTGCTGGCTGGTCTTGTGGATCAGCGTTAGCATGGCTGGCTTGCCCAATAGGTTCTTCAAGCTAAACGCTTGGAGTTCCTTGGCCGTGAAGGTCTGCCCCCTCCACTGCTCAAGCAATTTCCGCAAGCTGGCTTTCTCGCCAAGGCTGCGGGTCTGCTCGATGGAAACGACCATAGGCTTTTGCACCTTTGTCACTTTGCCTTTCTCTTCTACCTCGTACTCATCGGTCTGATCGGGCAACTCAAAGGTCAGGCGAACTTTGGGTGTCCACTTCTCTTGGTTATCCCAGTTTGTCTTCTGGTGGCCTAAGTCAACTAGGCTGTAAAGAACGCCAACAGTTGCTCCAGCTTCGGGCAACTTG